CTGCTTGTATTCCCGCTACGTCTGATGCAGATAACCCAGATCCTCTAACATCTCCTCTTTCTGCAGCACTCATTTCTGAGCCACTTGCCCCCAATCCTGGGTCATTAAAGTTTGGTATACCCTCCGGCCCAGGGTTAGGTGGATTACTACCGTGTAAGTCTAGTGCAGAAAGTAAGTCAGCTTCGTCAGGTGTTATGTAGGCAAGTTGCACTTTATGATCACCTGCTCCGTAAAATCTTGGTATAGGTTTTTTTAGTAAATTTTCTGTAATTCCAAAAGTTCTTTGTTCTTGTTTATTCATCATTGACCCTCAACGACAGTCGCCTTCATTTTCTGAATGCCACTTTTTGCCAAAGAAACACTTGCCCTAAGTTTGGCATGCTCATCATCCTGCTCCAATCTATCCTCAGAAATATTTCTATTTTGCATTAACTTCATTTTTTCCATATTTAATTTGTCTTCGGCTTCTTCTTTTTTTCTTGCCTCCTCTCTTGCTTTTAAATCTATCTCTCTATCTTTAAGTTTGAGCAGAGGATCATTTTCAATCTGATTTAGAACTTCTTTTTCTGCTTTTGCGTAGTCTTCTGTGAACTCAGCTATCAAAACAGCCTTTCTTGACTCCATAACAACGCCTAATTGCTGAATATCCTTCTGCATTTGCATAAATTGTGGGTTTTGTTGCGCTTGAGGGCCCATTTGTTGCATCATAACCTGCATTTGTTGCTGTAATGCTGTGGTTTTTGCAATTTCTTCGGCAAATTCCATCTGAACTTGCTCATTTGACATCAAATTTATGTGTTCCATGCAGTTTTGTTGCAAAATACCAAGTGCTTTTGGATTATTTCGCACCATTGTAGTGCCCATGAACTGTAAATGCGCTCTCATGTGCGCTTGATGGTCTTGTTGTGGGAAAGCTTGTATCTTTTTGCCGTTCAAGGCCAAAATATTTTCACTTGCTGGGTCTAATGGTTGTGGTTGAGGCGGTGGCGGTAGTAATTTATTAACATCTTTAACGCCAAGAGCTTCATACATGTGTCTGTAAGCCTCGTATAGGTTGTGCATACCAGGATTAGACATAGCAAGTTGTAATTCTGTTTGTGCAACTGTAATTCTTTGTGTTTGTGAAAAGATGTTTGGATCTGCAACCGGTATGATGTCAACTCTTTCATCAAAGTCCTGTGCAAAAACTTGTCTCTGACCACCAACAATATCGTATGGATACATCTTTGGTAGATAAATTGCAAAGTTGTTCGCAAGTAACATGAACTCACATTTCATAGCTGCATAAATTCTTTTATGTATGGCAGACATAACCCGCGATCCACGCTCCAATAACGCCATAGTCGTGCCTACCGCTGCGCTTTGATTGCCATCACCGACCTGCATGTCAGCGATTGATGCAAAACGTTGTCCTGCTTGTACAACCACGCCCATCAATTGAAGGAGCGTGCCACTTGGTTCTTTGAAAGGCAACGTCATGAACGCGTCTTTTAAACTTCCACCAGGTGCATCAACATCACGGAACTCTCCCGGCTGCAACGGTTGAGCTTCGTCACGTACTCTGATGCCTCGTTGTTTAAATCCGGCCGGTAAATTAGACAAGGTGCCGGCGTCTAAAAGTTGTCTAAGCGCTGCAGTTGCAGTTCTCGACAAACCGCCGATCATGTGGATAAGGCCGAATCCATAAAACCCAAGACCTGGTAAAAATTTGAAATGCACAAAATATTCTTTTTTTCTTTTTAACGGATCCATCGGACCGTAGTTTCTTCTGATTGCTAATACCTCACCTGAGTCTTCGTGAAGAGTTACAATGTAAGGACGTTTAATTCCTGTTTCCATTCCTTGTTCGTCTTTGTCTTCGAATCCTTCAATTTCTAATTCACAATGACACTCGAGAAGCGTGTGCACTTCATTACCATTAGCTTTTTCTACGCCCTCTATCTCTTCTTTTTTATTTTCAATATCACTGCTTTCATATCCTGGATCTCCAAGATCCATATCTTTGTAAAAGCCTGCAACCTGTTGCTTACGCAAATCGTTTTCAGATATTTTTATGACATGTATGATTGTGTCCGTATCTTCTAATGATGTTGCGTTGTAAGAAACTAATAGCTCTTCCGCCGGCACAAACTTAGAAACTGTTCTACCCATCACAGAATCAAAATAAACTTTTTTGAAAGTTGATCCTGCGAGCGGTAAGTTGAATAACATTTGATCAAACTCTGGCTCGTACTCTTTCATCTCAATCATAAGTTGATAGTTCATGAAATCTTTTACACGTTGTGCTTGATCTTCTCGTGCTTGATCAACTGCACCAACAATCTGTGTTCTAACAGGTCCACCTGCTGGAAGTAATTCTTTGTATGCGAGNGCTTGAAACTGTGTAACGGCTTCTGCTAAAACTGGATGAGTCGCACCACTTGCGCCGTTGAATGGTTCTGATCTGTTTTCATATTTGAAACCAAGTAAGTCTAATCCTTTGGTGTATGAGTCGGACCAATCTTTTCTTGATGATTTAAAATCATCGTAGTTTTCTTTGAGGTCATCATAGATGCCGTTCAAAACAGTGTCGTCTAAAAATTCAGCTAAGTTTGCTTCGTGGTTTTGTCCACCTTCAGGTGCTGCTGCAGAAGGATCAAGATCAATTTCTGCGCCGCCGTCATCAGTCATTTCAATCATGTCAGATGTTAGTTCAGGTACACCTTCTTCCAAAGGTGTTTGAACTTCAACCGTTGGATCAATGACAGGCATTTCTTTTGTTAAGTCTTGTGGTTTGTCTATCGCCATTAATAGTACGTCCTTTGTTGTTGTGGTAACGGTTCATCCTCATAGTCGTCTGGATGATCTATGAAACCACCTTGTCTAAATCGCATTACGGCTTGAGTCATGCTATCCACCAAGTCATCGTGTTCACCTAGTGGGAATGCAGCGCACTCCTCTATAACCTCTTCTGCAAACTTTGCATCTGGTGCCCAGATCTGCCCCGCTTCGAATAACGGTGCTACAGAGTTCACTCTAGTATGTTTATCATTTCCACGGCTAGGTGTAAAGTTAATAACTGGTATCCCTAGTTTGCGCATTTCATAGGTTAACGGTAACCCCGAGGCTTTACCCTCAATGATCACAGACTCCGGTTTCCAATAATCGTATTGTTCTTTTGCAACACGTCTTAGTTCTGGAAACTCATATCTATCTTTTATAGCATCTACCAGGATAAGCTGCGGTCCGCTGTCCTCGCTTGGTTGAAATACGCCCCAGGTAGTTATGGCGCTGTAGTCTGCTGTTTCTTTTTTCATAAACGCGGTGTCATAAGATTGTATGACATGCATCAAAGGTGGTAGTTCTTCTTTGTCCCACACTTGCCACCATTCACGTTTTATAATGCTGCCTTCTTCTGCTGTTGGGTTTTGTTGGTATTGCGCATTCCACTTTGTTATACTCACGGATGCTTTTACCGCTTCTAATTCTTCAATCTTCCAATAGCCTGGCCAAACTGGTTTTCCCGAGGGTAAGACTGCCGGAAACTCAATTACCTCCCACTGATCTGCCTTTGGTTCTTTTTGTGCTTTCTGTAATTTACCTGTTAGGTCAGCTACATTCCATCTTGTCATAACTAAAATAATTCTACCACCAGGTTGCAAACGTTGTCGTGGTCCTGATGTATACCATTCATAAACTCTATCGTATGAAGCCATGTTCATCGCGTCCTGTTCCGAGTGTGGATCATCAATGATCAATAGGTCTGCACCACGACCTGTTATCGATCCGCCGACACCGGCTGCATAATATTCGCCGCCTTGATCTGTCTCCCACTTACCTGCAGCTTTTGAATCTTCACGTAGTCTTGTGTTAAATATTTTTTGATAGTCTTCCATATCAATTAGTGATTTGGCTTTACGACCAAATCTCACGGCTAACTCAGCGTTGTTCGTGGCCTGGATTATTTTTAAGTTAGGTTGTTTACCAATCATCCACGCAGGTAGAAAGTTTGATGCAAACTCAGACTTCGTGTGCCGCGGCGCCATGTTAATGATCAATCGTTTTAGTTCACCGTTTGCAACGCGATTAAATTTATCAGCCATTATTTTATGATGTTCACCTTCTATAAAATCAGGCCACATATATTTTACAAATTGCAGGAAGTCTTTTCTTATGCCTTCTTCTTTTTTTCTTTCATCTAGAAGCAACGCTGTTTTTAAATATTCTTTTTTGGTATCTGCAGGGAGGTTAGCTATTTGTTCTGGTGTTAGCATTTGAAAAAAATTTTGCGCAAAATTTTTGCGTTTTTATTTCGATAAAAGTGAAAATGAAAATAACACAGATCTATGTCCAAATCAAACTATATATGACATATTAGGATCCCTATGCTGTGACTTTCCGGGTGGGCCCTCCCATAGTGCACAAGCTACTAGATATGGTATGGGACCCCTCTCCGAGATACTAGATGTAGTAGGTCGCAGTTTAGAATGATTCTAATTCGCAAACACTAGATGTGGTGGGTGGGTCCCGCAGGGACACAAGATATAGTAGGTCGGGGACATATCATATTTTCCCAGAGATGTCAAGTAAAAAAATAACTTATCCACAGAAAAGATTTATTGACAATTTGTCAAGTATATGGGATATTGTGTCATTGATTAACAACTAACAGAAAGCAGAACTTATGAGTAAGACTAACGATTGGTTGATTGGTATGCAAGAAGACGCAGAACACATGACCTTAAAAGATTTCATATCAAAGCATGGCAATAGTAATGTTGAGATATGGGAAAGAGTACAAGACGAAAACGAACAACACGAAAGAGCAGAAGCAAGGCACGATCAATTTCTTGAAGCTCAAGGGGAGGGCGAATAATGGGAGAACTATTTTTAATGACGATAGCTATTTCAATTATGCTCTTTGTCGTAGCATTTACAGGGGGGATTTTATGAGTTTAAAAGTTTCACAACTACAAGATTTCCTGAGTGCCTACGATCCTGATGAACGTGTATTCGTTCACGGAGTAAGAGACGGAATGAAATATCACTTTCACGAATTGTATGGAAAGGACAAGCCAACAATTACAGTTTGTGTTGAGGGAACGAGGGACTATGATTCAGTACAATCTGACATAGATCACGAAAACGAATTAGAATACGAAGCTAACAATTATTGAGTTGGATAGTTAATCAATTCGATAGGGGAGGCGAAAGCCTCCCCACTTTTAGAAAGGAAAAAAA